CCAAGGGCGTCTGGAACCATGTCGAAAACACGGCTGCCAACGCAATTGGATACTTCTGGTTGAAGTGGTCTCTCAAGACCCCTGCAATCGGCGGGAAAGTGTCGTCCCAGGATCGTGTATATCGCGTCAAACAGACGATCAGCATGCCGACTCTCGAGTCGACAAGCGCTGCGACCGGATCAGGCATCCCGCCTGCTCCGACCGTGGCATACACGTGCGTCTCCAATACGGAGTACGTTCTCCCGGAACGATCCACGCTCCAGAACCGCAAGGACCTGAATGCGTTCACGAAGAATGGGCTTGCCCATGCCTCGTGGACCGCACAGTGTCAAGATCTCTTCCCCGTCACCTAACTCAAGGAAATGGCCATGGCCACCGAGGTTTTCACCAAGTATGTCATGCTCAAATCCACGACTCAAGTAGACGCGGAATATCTAACACTGTTCTGCCTTGCGCCAGAGGCGACAACTAGCCCGAAAGGGCAGATGGAGCACGCGATGCTATCCGTAGCATTTCGTGAGTACGTTGACACGTACCAAGCTGAGTTCCTCCGGGAACTCAGCAAGCTCACAACTCGTCTCTGGTTCGACTCAGCCACCGGGGAGTCAGACCCCCCTGGTGCGGAAAATCTCAAGGCCGTGATGGTCAGGATGATCGTCAGTGTTGAGGAGCAGGCAGATAAACTGCCTATCCCTAGCATTGAGTCGATTTGTCTTGAACTTCTTGGCTGCGGGATGATCCGCCGTGGCTGAGCTGAAGTATAAGCACGACGGGTATACCCGTATTCGCGAGATTTATTTCGCGATGTGCAAATCAGTGGATTCACCTGTGTCATTAGGTGCCTGGATTCGATTTAAGGAAGGCGAGTTTCAACAGCTCGCTGAAATGAATATCGAACCTGATGACTATCAGTCCGCGCGGTCCTTTGCGCTTGATTATTCCGTAATCGAGTACTTGTCTAAAAACAAGTTCCTTGATTGTGGGGTAGACAAGCGCGAAGCCGCCATCCTCTCGTTCAATAAGCGAGAGGAAACTAACAAGAGCTTGAACGAGCTGTGGCGAGACACACAACGAACGAACCCTGCAGAGCGCCTCATCCTGAGGGCCCAGAGGATCGTCAGCCGTGTGTTAGGCCACTTTTCGTTTGAGCAATTGTTAGATGGCTGCAGATGGGGTCGGGGTTCTACTGCTACGCTACCGCTACGCAGGGCTTACCTCGAAGACAAGTACCTCGAACAACCTGGTATTAGCGTTACAAGGTCGGCTGCCCCTTACTTTCTGAGGCTCTTCAGTGAGGATATCCATTGGCTTAACGCCCGTGGTATCCCAGCCGAAGGTCCGGTGTCCCTCCTTAATAAAGAGGAGCACTTCCAGATCGTGGAGGGGTGTGTTATTACGACCGTGGGAAAGAACTGCCTTAAGGATCGTACGATCGCAAAGGAACCAACGGGCAATCTCTTCTTGCAATTTGGAGTGGGCGCTCACATCCGTGAACGTCTCTTCAAAGTGCTCGGGATTGACCTAAGTTCCCAAGTGAAAAACCAAAAAGCTGCTGAAGCTGGATGGGCTACGATTGACCTTAAGGACGCGTCCAATTCGCTCTTTCGGGAGTTGGTTGGAACGCTGTTACCTCTCGACTGGTTCATGTATCTGGACAGAATACGCTCGTCTCATGCAGTAATGCCTGATAAAAGCGTGCGCCGTCTGGAAATGTTCTCATCGATGGGTAATGGCTTCACTTTTGAACTCGAAACTCTTCTGTTTGCTGCGATTTCGATCGCAGCGGTGGAAGAGTCTCAAGAGTGGAGCCCAGTTCTAGTGTACGGAGACGACATCGCAACGTTGTCTTCGTTGGGACCGGTGGTTGTCAAGGCTCTGGAAAGCTTCGGCTTTACTGTCAACACGAAGAAAACCCACGTGAGTGGGCCTTTTCGTGAGTCTTGCGGCCGTCACTTCTTCAACAATGTTGAGGTGACCCCGGTTTACCAGAAAGAAATCCCCCTTGAACTCCATGAAGTGTATCGGTGTTATAACCGACTTATTCGCCTTAGTCTCCGGCTCAGCCGCGTTAACTGCCGGGATTCTGTACTACGTGGAGCTGCTTTGGCAGCGCTACGAGGTATTGAAGTCCGACATGCCACCGCGGTTACAGCCGAAGATGACGGCGTTATCACATTTCGAGGAGACCCATGGGAGGGACCCGCCTTAAGCAAGCGGTATTCTTTCAGGCCAAGGCCACTCGCGACCGTTGATTCGGTACGATTGGCTTACACTCTCAGGTTTGGAGTTGCTCCTTTAATTAGGGGACCTCTGAACGTGTGGCGGATGCTCCGCGCCGTAAGGCCGGGACAGCACGTCGGGAAGATGGTTACCTCTCGACGCTCATTCCGCATTCCAACTAGTAACGCCCCCTGGATTTAACCGTCCAGGGGTTTGGAGGTAGG